ACCACGCACCGGACATGGACGTAGAAGCAGCCACAAGGGCTCAGGCATTGCTACAGATTAACGGCGGCAAGGCAACGCCTGATGTTATCGCGGTGATCTTAGGCGGCCGGTTGGAGTCAGCGCAGGATCACATAGCGGCGTTGGGGTTGAGCCGAGTACCTTCAACTATAGAATAAGTGATAAGATAATCGACAGGCAGAAGAACATCACAGAGGATTGAATCATGGGCAAGAAAATACAAGGCAAGTACAAAGAGCTGAACATGGTGGAAAACCTGACAGCTAACGGTGACTATCCTTCAGGGTCATACTTTACGCTACAAGGTGACAGGGCCATTGCAATCTATGGCGACTTCGACGGCGCTACGCTGAGCTTTGTGTTCTATACCGAGAAGTCAGATGGAAATCTGAGTGAATTGCCGGTATCAACAGACTTCACGTTTACATCAATCCCTGATTTGCAGCGGTTTAGCTTTCCAGTAGACGCCCCGTTCAAAATCCGCATTGCAAGCGCCGGGGCTTCCACTGACCTGAGCGTAAATGTGCACCAGGTTTTGCAGTGATATGGCAAGGCCCACAAGATGCACAATAAAGATTGCGAATGAAATTTGCCAGCGACTTGCCGGTGGTGAGTCTTTGCGGCGCATATGCAACAATGAGCTTTTCCCTGTCATGTCAAGTGTGTTGCTCTGGGTGGTATCAGGTCGGCTTATTGAAGAAACAGATAGGCAGTTTTCGGAGCAGTACATGCAGGCGAGGGACGCGGCGGGGTTTGCTCACGCCGACAATGTAGCTGACGTTGCTTTCAGGGCGCTTGAAGAAGGGCTAGACCCTCAATCAGCCAGGGCAGCAATGGACGGTTATAAGTGGGCAGCAGAGCGCATGTCGCCCAAGAGGCACAGCCAGCGTCAAGAGCATGACCACAGCAGCACTGACGGCAGCATGACCCCTCAATCCCCGGTCGTAATCCTGCCGCAGAAAAATGACAGCGATTGAGCCGCAGCCAGGGCCGCAAACTGAGTTTTTAAAATCAAACGCTGACATCGTTTTTTACGGTGGAGCTGCTGGTGGTGGCAAGACTTATGCCATTCTTCTTGAGCAGCTATACGACATAAACAACGGGGCGTTTGGATCTGTGATATTCCGACGCACCACCAAGCAGGTCACAAGCGAAGGCGGTCTATGGGATACCGCGACAGACCTATACGCAACAATCGGTGCAAAGCCTAACCAGAATGATTTAACGCAGCGGTTTCCATCCGGTGCCAAAGTCACTTTTGCGCACATGGAGCACGAGAAAAACCGGTTTGACTATCAGGGAAGCCAAATTCCCCTGATATGCTTTGATGAACTGACTCACTTCACATGGAAGCAATTCATTTACATGCTGTCCCGTAACCGCTCAATGAGTGGCGCGAAGTCAAGAGTAAGGGCAACATTAAACCCTGACCCAGATCACTGGGTACGGCGGTGGATAGACTGGTGGATTGATGAAAACGGCTACGCGATTAAAGAGAGATCGGGAGTTATTAGATTTTTTGTTATTGAAGGCGATGACGTTGTATGGGCCGACGCGAGCAAAGAGCTGACCGACGAAAACCCGGATCGAATCCCAAAGTCATTTACGTTTATAGCGTCAAGCCTGCAAGACAATAAAATCCTAATGGACTCAGACCCTCAATATCTAGCCAACCTCATGGCAATGACAAGGGTAGAGCGGGCGCAACTACTTGACGGCAACTGGAACATCAGGGCATCGGCGGGAACATATTTTAAGCGTTCAGACTTTGAGGTTATAGACGCGGCCCCTGTAGGTGGTCAAATGGTGAGGGCATGGGATCAAGCGGGCACCAAAAAGAAACAAGGCACAGCCAGCGACCCAGATTGGACAGTTGGCGTTAAGATGCTTAAGGCAGATAACGGAATATGGTACATACTTGGCATGGAAAGGTTTAGGGAAGATTCGCCGCAGGTAGATAAAGCAATCAAGAACACAGCTTTCCAAGATGGTAAAAGCGTAAAGGTTAGGCTGGCACAAGACCCAGGGCAGGCGGGCAAAAGCCAGGCTCGAAGTCAGACCGCTATGCTGTCCGAGTATGACGTAGTAGCTAGAACGGTTTCGGGTGACAAAGAAGTAAGGGCTCGGCCCTTTGCGTCACAGTCACAAGCCGGCAATGTGAAGGTTATCCGGGGCGGCTGGAACGAAGACTTCTTTAAAGAGCTTGAATCATTCCCTGATGGATCACACGATGACATAGTAGACGCGGCATCCGATGCGTTTGACGAATTGAACGTCGCAAAACGCCCACGAGTTCGCTCACTATGATCACGAGCATATATCCGTTAAACTTGACACACAATTCAATAGCATGCAGGGCGACCAATGTTAGACTGGTTTAAGCGTAAACCGGCGCAGGCCAAAGAATCGCGGGCAGGCCCGGTTATGTTCACCGGCAAGAACCAAGCACAGTGGTCGCTTGGCAGCGACAAGATTGGAGCTAAAAAATACGCGGAAGAAGGCTATCAAAAGAACGTTGTGGCCTTCCAGGCGATCAACAAGACCGGCGACGCCATTGCTGCGATGAAATGGATTGCTAAAGATGCGCGAGGAAATGAGGTGAAGGTAAGCGGCCTGCTTGACCTTATCCGACAGCCTAACCCGTTGCAGTCCGGCCCTGAATTCATGCGCGCCCTTGTCGGCTTCTTCAGGATCTCGGGCAATGGGTACATGGAACGGGTCATGGTTGGCCAGCAACCTCGCGAGCTGTATGCGTTGCGACCTGACCGTATGCAAGTAAAGCCAAGCGCGACCGGCTTTCCTGCTGGCTACCGGTTCAGCGTTGGAAGCTCCGGCGCAGACTTCGACGCAGACCCACGCACAGGGGAGAGCGACATCCGGCACATCAAGTCATTCAATCCGCTTGATGACTGGTACGGCATGAGTCCGTTAATGGCCGGGGCGTATGCTGTAGACCAGCACAACGAGTCGATGCAGTGGATGCAGTCTTTGCTTCAGAACGGCGCGGCCCCGTCGGGCGCTATGGAGCTTGGCGAGGGGGCGTTAACGGATGACCAATTCAATCGGCTAAAGGCTGAGATAGACGAGAAGTACACAGGCAGCACGAACGCCGGAAGGCCGATGCTACTGGAAGGCGGCCTAAAGTGGACACAGATGGGGCTGTCTCCTGTAGACGTGGCGATCATAGAGACCAAGTACAGCGCAGCGCGTGACGTCTCTCTGGCGCTTGGGGTTCCTCCTTTGCTTCTGAACATCCCAGGCGATAGCACGTACTCCAACTACAAAGAAGCCCGCCTGGCATTCTACGAAGAAACAGTAATCCCTCTTGCGGAGTATATCCGCGATGAACTGAACGCCTGGCTGTCACCCTTATTCAACGGCGTCACCCTTGATATAGACCTTGACAAGATACCGGCTATTGCAGAGAAGCGGCGCGAGATGTGGGTAATGGCTGACTCGTCAAGTGATCTAACGATTAACGAAAAGCGCGAGATGAAAGGCTATGACAAGTTGCCAGCTGGGGGCGATGAAATACTGGTGTCGTCGAGCATGATACCTCTGACCATGGCCGTCGAGCCTATCAGCCTACCCCTAGAACAAGACCCCGCGCAGGAACTAACAGCCGACGACATGAAGGCGCTGGCTTATGGCCCCTCGAAGACTACTTGATCAGGACGCACAACGAGAGAGGCGCAACCAACAGCTATTGCTTGAGCGCCTTTCTAGGGTGTCTGAGCGTTTGCTATCTAAAGAGATTTCAACAACCACACTGGCGATGGTCAAAGGCTGGCAGGCATCAGGGCAGGTTAGGTCGCAAGACGAACACCTGCGGCGCATTGAATCACTGCTAAAGCGTATCTGGCGGGCGTCCATTGAAGGCATGGCCAAGCGTATCACCGCAGCGGCAAAAGGTGGCAGCGGCCCTGACGTAATTAAAGAGCAGCCAAAGTGGGATCTGTTTGTTGCTCAGTATATAGAAGCGTTTGGCGGCGAGAAAATTCAGCAGATAGCAGAGACCACGCGCACGCAGATAATGACTCAGGTTGCTATCGGGCAGAGCGAAGGCTTAGGGCAGAGTGAGATTGCAAAGCTAATATCTAAGAACTCGCCCACCATTGGCCGGCAGCGCGGCGCACTCATAGCCAGGACAGAGACTCACGGCTCAGGGAACTACGGGGCAAAGAAGCAGGCAGAATCAACTGGTCTAAAGATGAATCGGGAGTGGATAGCGGCCAGTGGCGGGCGCACACGTGACACGCACGAAGACGCAGACGGCCAGGTTGTGGGTATGGACCAGCCCTTCATAGTCGATGGTGAGAGCCTAGACTATCCTGGGGACCCGTCCGGCAGTGCTGCTAATGTGATAAATTGTTTTTCTGGTGACACTATTTTGTCATGCGATAGCCTGAAAAAAAGCATAAGATCCAGATACACCGGAAAGGTCATCACCATCAAGACGGCCTCCGGCTATAAACTGACCGGAACCCCGAATCACCCCGTAATGACGGACGCTGGATTTATCAGACTCGATCAGGTCAATCATTTCACCAACCTTATGTGCTGCCCTGTTGGCGTCAATCTGACAGGCAGCCTTGATGTACACGACGTGCCAGCCACCTTTAAGCAAGTTCACAATGCGCTTTCTGTAATAGGAATGGGTGTGGGGGTGGCAGGAGCTGTTGTGGATCTCTATGGCCGTGTTGCCAATGGCGATGTCGATGTTGTAAGGGCCAAAAGCTTTTTGCGGGGCAGTTGCAAATCCGAGTTTTTCAAACTCTCTAATGAACAGAGTCTCCATGTCGCAAGCCTTGGAAAGAGAGCTCTCTTTTGCCTTGGCCTGAAGTATCGCGCTTCTGTGATGAAACTCTGGCGTCTGGTTTCTCATAGCTTGGTTGGCGGCAGAAACCTGGTTGGTTCTAGCGTCTCCAATCATGGTCGACCATTTAAGAATTTCAGCCTCGGACTGGCTGCGCATACAGACGCCACCCTCAAGCAGCACCCGGCGGATAACGTTTCTGTCTCTACCATGTTTTTTGGCGGTAGCGTTCTCGCTAAGACCGCCCAGGTAGTCGGATACGATACCGGCGTCGTCAACAGTGGCACGCCTAGAGCGCGAGACATAGCCGGCTTCTCTGAGTCGCTTAGTGATCAAGGATTTGCTGACGCCAAGATTGCTAGCGATATTTTTATGAGTAAGTCCAGATTCGTACATTCTGATAATGCTGTTCAGATCAGTGTCGATCATTTTCATAATGAGCCCGTGTTTACAGTGGAGACGGATGAGGGATTCTATAACGCAGGGGGTATTATAGCACGTAACTGCCGGTGCGCGGTGGGTATATTGTGATTGATTAATATTCCAAAACGGTATAAGACAAAGGGCCTGCATTAGCTTATGGTTAGTGCAGGCTTTTATTGGAGAAAGAAATGAAAGCACTCAAAAATAAATATGGTAAGCGTCCATGGCTCGATACGCCAAACTCACAGTGGTACAGAGATCGGGTGGCTATGGTAAAGTTTCTCCGTGGCGTATCTATCGCAAGCATTGCGGCGGCTGGTAATGCGCGGGTAAATACACTCATAAGCGCCGATATACCAAAGGCGCAAAAGTCTATGATGATCGCGGAGACTACTGCTGACACCATGAGGGCCATAGCTGCAACGATTAACAGTGAGCAGTTTAGAATGCCAGATAAAAATAAGGGCAGCCGAATAGAATAACCGATCACACCCCAGCGGGCGGAGGGGCTAATATCACCCGCTGCCAGAGCCCTTGCGTCTCCTAATTGCATAATAGCGAGGGTGATCTGGACGGAGAAGCTTCGAGATAGCTAGCCCCGTGCGTTGTGCGGGCATTAATTCTAACGGGAGAAAGGGAATGGAAGTTTCATGCAGAGGGCCGGTGACTGGTTACACAAGTGACGCTAAACATGAGTATAGGGAACAAGTTTGGTCAGCCATTGCGCCAAAAGTAAAAGACCTGTTTGGTTTAGACAGCCGGGCGCATGTTTTGATGCTGCCGTCTAAAGGCGGCGAAGAAATAGAGGTGGCCATAAACCACGGCATACCAGAAGATAGAATTATAGCAGTAGACGAAAACCCGGCGCTTATAGCGACAGCAGCATGGAGGAAGCACAGACCGCTGGTTAAGTGCTACGGATCATCTTTGTCTAGGGCCGCACAAAGGATAAAAGAAGATGGCTTTGTTCTGCTCGCAGCTAACCTAGATTTGTGCAACAACTTCAGCGAAGACTTGGTGAGTGAGGTTTCTGGCTTTTTTGGCAACTGCGTAAGATTTGATAAATTTTGCTTTTCTGTAACGGTAATGAAAGGCAGAGAAAACAAAGCAACCAACTTAATGTTAAACCACATATTTAAAGGTTCTTCCATTGGTTTAAAAAAGTTGATGACAAAAGGATAAGGGCTTTGTGTGCAGTTATGGAGGATGATGGCAATTTCCCGCTATCGAAGTTGTCCTGCATTGAGTCACAAGGCAGCTACGTCCATAGCAAAACCCCAATGGCTTGGTGTGTTTTTTCTTGTGGGTTTAACGATAAACTGAAGTCACTAAGGAGCGAAATACATTTTCTTACTCAGCAGTTTCGTGATCTTTCTCGCAGCTTTGAGCTAGCAAAGCCATTAAAATTTTATGACCAAGAAAAACCTTGGCCGGAAAAACAAGAAAAAAAGTGCATTGAGATATGCTCGACAGCGGGGGAAAAAATCAGTGAATATTTTGATTGCCTACGGGCCATGAACACAATAGATGATAGTGCTGAATATGCCGATAGATTTTTCCTGCTCGAAAGCAAGGATGCAAACGATATAATGCTGGCTATAGGGTCAAGAAATTTTGCTAGTTGGTCTAAAGGAGTAAGTTTGAGGTAAGCACATGAGCCCACCCACAAGCCCGCCTAGTGCGGGCTTTTTTATGCCTATTTGAAAGTCAACGGAATGTGCTATACTGTTACAGCATAAGGTAGGACTTTTTTATAACCAGGCTGCGCAGGCGCGCAGTCGAGCATGTAACAGGTGTTTACAATGCCAATGGAAATCGAACACGAAGGCCAAAAGATTACCGTCTACACGGAAGCCGAAGTACAGACAAAGGTCGATGATGAGGTAAAGGGTCTGAAGACCACTAACCAGAATCTGAAGACTGAGAAAGAAGAGCTGCAGGAAAAGCAGCGAGAAGCCAGCGAGAAGACGCGCAAGGCTGAAGAAGACAAGGCTAAGGCCGATGGTGACGTTGAGAAGTTGAACCGCCTGATGGACGAGCGGGCCACTGAGCAGACAGAGCGATACAATGCGCTGATGCATCAGACGA